ACTCGCAGAGGACCTTAGCGAAGTCTTTCGCGAGAACGACATAGAAGTCGATATCGAACCGATTGATAACCGAGTCAAGAAGGTTGTTCGAATTCGACGGCTGTCGCCACTGCTCCATCAACGTCGTATACGATTTCGCGCAGGTTCTTCAGGTGCGATCCGTTGCGTCGAGCAGTTACGAGACTTTCCGAACGGCGATCACGACGACGGTCCTGATTCCCTGGAGATGGCCTGTCGTCTGGCTGCCGACATGATCGGCGAACCGTTGAAGTTAACGGACGGCATCGGCGACCAAATCAAGGTGGACTATGCTTAAACTACGCAAGAAGAACGTCAACGAGCCTCTGGCCTTGCTTGAAGAGAAGGTTTATCGGCGGTCCTTGGAGTTGGAACAGAAACTACTGGAGTCCCAATGGTCCTGGCTTGACAACCTCGTGGACGTGCGGGCTGCCTACATCGATGAGCAGACAGGCGAACCGTGGGGAGTGATCGGTCGTAACAGCGGCAGCTCGTTTGCAGGTCTACCTCAGGAAAATTCGGAACCTTGGCTAACGCCTGAGGAGCACAAGTTCATTCGCTGGCGGAGTCGGGCATTGTCCCGCAATCCGTATGCTCAAGGTTTCTTGACGAACATGCGAAGCTTCATTGTCGGCACAGGCCATATTTACAATGCGCAAATCAAGTCGGGCTACAACGAAAAGCTTTGCAAGCCTTACAAATTGAAACTCCAGAATTTCATTGACGCGCTGCTAAAGAAGAATAAGTGGAAACGACGGCAACGTGAGATCATCTGGCGATTGCATCGCGACGGCGAAGTCTTCATCCGAATCTTCCCGCAAGACGACGGCTATGCTTACTTTCGCTTCGTCGAGCCGTGGCAAGTTGAGACACCGCCTGAATGGTCGAACGACGCGTCAGCGAGTTATGGTATCAAGACTGACCCTGAGGACGCTGAGACGATCGAGATGTATTTCATCTCAGGTGAAGAGGTGGACGCCCACGAGGTTCAGCATCGTAAGGCGAACGTAGACTGCACGGTCAAACGCGGCCTCTCCTCACTGTACTGCGTGGCGACGAACCTCAACCGTGGCAATCAACTACTGCAGAATATGTCTACGCTGCTCCAAACGCGGGCAGCGATCGCCATGATTCGTAAGCACAAGAAGACTAGCGGGGCTGTGCGTTCGTTCGCGAACAACGTCGGTAACAATCCCATTCAATATACCAATCCGATTACAAAGGAGAACATTCGCGGCAGGCCGCTACGTCCGGGTTCCGTCATCGATACGACGGACCAAACGGACTATGAGTTTCCGTCTCTCAACTCCAACGTGAGCGATGGTACGAACGTCCTGCAGGCAGAGTTGCGGGCGATTGCATCCAGCAAAGCTATGGCCGAATACATGATCGGCTCCGATGCAAGCAACTCGAACTACAGCAACACGATGGTTGCCGAGTCGCCTGCCGTGAAGTTCTTCGAAGGTGAACAAGACGAAATGGTTGAACAGGATCTGGAACTGATCTGGGCTGCCGTGGACTACGCAATCGACGCGGGTATCTTGCCAGCAGACTGCAAAACCTGCTGCGAACTCGACGTTGGTACGCCGCAGTTGGTTCAACGCGACCCAGTCGCGCAGGCGCAGGCAGACGGCATCTACATCGATAAGCGGGTCAAGTCACCGCAAACCTGCCGCAGCGAACTCAAACTTGACTCCGCTCAGGAAGATAAGAACTGGACGGAATTCGACGACGCTAATCTCGAAGGCGGAACGCTACCGATGAACTTCCAAACTCCAGACTACAATGGAAGAGGGAGCCGGCTACCAGCAGCTGAAGACGTCGTTGCTGCTCAAAACCCTGAAGCAGCCTTACTCAACATGACTGGCGGTATTAGCGGTTACCTGGAAATCATGCAGTCATTGCACGCAGGCGTTATCCATCGTGAGCAGGCGATCAGCGCAGTCATGGCATTCTTTAAACTGGATCGCGCGTCCGCAGAGTCAATGGTCGGGAGTACATAATGCAGTTGCTTGAGAATAAAGTTCAGAACGTCGCCCTCCAGCAGAAACTGGAACGAGCCGTCGTCGTTTCGGCACAGGACGCTGACGATGCCGCGTTCACATGCCGAGCGATCGTCGTCAAATACTGGCGAATCATCCTCAAGGCGATCGCGGCTGGCGGCTCCGCCGTTGGCATCCTGGCAAGAGTTAAGGATGCGACACGGGCAGCGACGAAAGATTTAGTTGCCCACATGGATGACAGCTTCCGACGTCTCGCCAGCCGCGCTTCCAACCTCGTTGATCGGGCCATGTTCGAAATGGTCCCCGACAAGTTAGCCCGCTTGGTCGAAGACGCTGCTGATGACTATCTCCAGGAATACCACGATCCGATCGAGGACTGGCCCGCAAATCGCCGCATCCTGCCGCTGCCGCCTGATCCTCCGCCAGCTCGGCGAACACACTACACCGGACAACGTGAGCGACGGGCGACAATCGAGAACATTAAGGAAATTATTAAAAGAGGCGACTATGCCGAGCGAATGGCGCGGTGGGCTGGCAAGCAAATCACGAACAACCGCGCAGTCGCTAACGCTATCGCCAAAGGAGTAGCTGCGAAGAAAGATCTTAAGGATATTGCGAAAGAAATCGAGCCTTATGTACGCAATCTCTCCAGCGCGGCAATGCGCATTGTCCGCACTGAAGCCGCAAGAATTCACAACGAGATCGCAGAACAAAATTATGCTCAGTACGATATCCTTATTGCTGGCTATCGAGTCATTAACCCTCTTGACGAGCGAACTCGCCCGGAGCACCGTAAGCGTGCGTCTGAAAGGAATGCCAACGGCCTGATAGGTCGTATTTATTGGAAACCAGAATACGCACCTAAGGGAGCCTCGTGGTTTGTCGCCGATCGTCCGTCGCTGCCCGATGCACCGAATTGCCGTTGTGGGTACGTCCCCGTCATGATTGATCCGGAGAACGATGACATACGATTCGGCAAACCGCCAAAGGGAATTCGCGACAAAGTAGATGACATTGAGCATGACGTCAGTGTGGAGGAGTTAGAGCGGTATCGCGAGCGAGAGCGTAAGGCAACCGGCACGGGGAAGAAGGCTCGAGCCGGCATCCGCCACGCTTCACCGGAGATCAATGCAAGACTGATCGGCACACGGGAGTGGGTTGCAGCTCGGCAGCTGGCGACGAAGCCGGAAGTCGTCAAGAAGTTGTACGAGCTACCGACCGGCACAACTCGTACAATGCGAAAGCTTTTCCATGAAATGGTCGAGATTGAACCACCGCAGCCGGTCCCGCTAGAGCCGACCAAGTCCCAAATCAGAGCGGCGAGAACCGAGGACGTACGAATCTCGGACCTTATCTATACCCAGGATGAACTTCCGTTTAATAAGTTGAAGTCGTTGATTTCGAAAGGACCGCCAGACCTAGCGAGCGACCTTTTCAACGCTAGCGACAAGCGGCCTGTAGTGGTCCGCTACCGAGGAAAGCTTTACCTCGTTTTCGGACACGATCGTGCGGTGTGGGCGGAGATGTACCGCATACGCGTCGTGCCGGCGAAAGTCATTGACCTTGATCGCAAAGGAAAGACTTGAGTAAAAGACCTTTTGGGGAATTTGACGTTCACCTTTAAACTTTTAAGAAACCGGAGATACTAATATGGTAGCTCTTCGTAATAAGCGAGTCAAAGAGCTGATCGAAGACGTCGCGAGTTTCTCTCCAGGATATGAATGGGATGCGAAGGACAAGGCTGCGGGCATTGTTCGCGGCGTTAAGATCCTCGGTTACGAGAGCTGCCATGGATACGGCTATACCGCAGAAGCGATGAAGAATGCTGCCGGCCTCTATGAAGGTCGTGCGATTAACGTGGATCACCCTGAACGCAAGAGTCTAGGAGCGAGTCGCAGTTATCGTGATCGCTTTGGTAAACTTCACAACGTTCGTTATGTCGAAGGTAAAGGGCTGTTCGGCGACTTACACTACAACAAGAAACACGCAATTGCTGAGCAATTCGAATATGACGTAGAACATGACCCTAGCAACCTAGGGTTGAGCCACAATGCCAGCGGCGTCGCTTCCGCCGACGGGAAGTTTGTGGAGAGCATTACTAACGTTCGCTCGGTGGATCTGGTTGCGGATCCCGCCACAAACGTTTCACTCTTCGAGAGTAAAGGAGAACGACGAATGGCAATTAAGTTGCAGAAGAAGTCTAAGTCGAAACAGCGACTAATGGCTGAGTTCATGGAGAGTCTTCACGAGCACGAAGATCTTGCGGAACTCCTGGAAGCAGCGGTAGCCGCTTCTCCCGACGAAGACGGCTCGGCGATGGATACTCCGCTTCAGGCCACCGCAAAAATGGCCGCAGCCATTTTTATGGACGAGTCCATGGACGTGGCTGCGAAACGAGCGAAGATCTTAAAACTCCTGGATCTTATTGACGACGCAAAGTCGACGGTTGGTGCCGACGGTCAAAGCGGTGACACAGGGGCTGAAGGAGAAACGTCTATGAAAGAAAGTAAAGGCGAGAAGCCTAGCGGTAAGCTCGGTAAGTCCGCAGGTAGTAAAGAACTGGTTGAAAACAAAGACGACATTGCCGAGCGACTCGCCCGGCTCGAACGAAAGGACGAGATTCGAAGCTTCTGCGAGAGCAAGAATTTTCAACCATCGCCCCTCCAACTTAAGTCCTTGATGTTGCTCGAAGACGACAGTGAAGTCAAAGAGCTCATTGAGAGTTGGGCTGGTCAATCTAACAACTTGTCGGGCAGTTTAGGACCAAAAGGCTTCACTAAGCCGAAATCGAAGCCTGCAGGCGACGGCAATAAACTTTTGCTCGAAGGCGGTAAGGCGATTACCGACGACGAGCTGAAGAGCCTACTGGTTTAACGACTACGTTTCGTTCATTTATTCAGTCAGAAATTCGAAGGAGAAAGAAAATGGCAGATCGTGCTCAAAGCTGGCACTATGAAGATCCGAATCCGGTCATCACGAAACCGATTCAGTCGTCGACGGTGATCGAGATCGGTGATCTGGTCGAACAGATTTCCGCAGGTAATACGACGCCTGCTTCGGCTCACACTTGGAATACCGACCTTGCCACAACGCAAAACGAATTCCAGGATAAGTTCCTGGGTGTTGCCCAGGAGCGAAGTCGCGACGGTGATACCAACCCGATCCGCGTCAACACCAGTGGTGTGCACGAATTCGACTGCGCTGCCAGCACGTGGAATCTTGGCGACCTCGTCGGTCCCGCCAAGCAGACGGGCAATGCCCTTGAGAATCAGAAAGTCGCCGCAGCGGCTTCTGAAGCTGCAGCCATCGGTCGTGTGGCAAAGTATTACGCTTCGAATACCACCAAGGTCCTCGTTCGTATCTTTTCTACGATCATGGCGGGTGGCCCACAAGCCAAGATTTAGTCCTCTGTTCGCTCCATTTCAACCCAAAGACAACACGGAGAATCAGAATGTTAAATACACGAAAGCTCATGCAGCTTGTCGAGGCCAAAGGAGCCGATGCGGCTGCGATTCACCTCCAGGAAGGTCTGCAACGCAAAATTTACAAACCTTCCGATTTCTCACTGCGCGACCTGGCAGAAGCCATGGTCACCGACCGGGACGGCAACCTCATCGGCCGGGAGTGGGTTCGCTCGCTCGGACCGCAGAAGAGCGGTGGCTTTACGTTGTTGGAATCGCAAGCGACGGGTGTCGACCTGTCTCGCTTCTCCAACATCACTGGCCAGATCTTCTACAACCGGGTGCTAGAGGGTTACAAGCAAGCGGCCTTCGTGCTGACACCGCTCATCGGCGAACGGCAGTCCGATTTGAATGGAGAGCGGGTGCCAGGCGTTACCGGATTTACCGATACTCTCGACGACGACATTGCGGAAGGCATGCCCTATCCGCAGATCGGTTTTAACGAAGATTATATCGATACTCCGGTGACAACCAAGAAAGGTCGTATTATCGGAGTCAACAAAGAGACAATTTTCTTCGACCGAACGCAACAAGTCCTGAAGCAAGCCGGCCAGCTCGGCGAACTCCTGGCCCGTCGTAAGGAGAAGATGATCGCCGACTGCATCGCCGGTATCGTCAACAACTATAAGTGGCGTGGCACCAGCTACAACACTTACCAGACGACCTCGCCCTGGATCAACGTTAAGACGGGTGTGGACTCGTCGAACACTACGTTTGACTGGACCGCGATCGACGCCGCTGAGCAGTTGTTCGCCAACATGCTGGAACCCAACACCAACGAGCCGATCGTGATCGACGTTAACACGATCGTCCACACGCCGGCTCGTCGGCACATCATGCGTCGGGTACTTCGGGCGACGACTGTACAGCAACGCACGTCTAGCCAGAACCAGGTCAGTGAAGGCCCGAACACCCTCGATCCTTACAATCTCGTCGAGTCGAAGTTTCTCTACCAGCGTCTATTGGCGAGCGGCGTCTCTGCCGCTAACGCCGCAAACTACTGGTTCATGGGCGACTTCAAGAAGGCTTTCGAGTGGGTCAGCAACTGGCCGATCACAGTCGTTCAAGCTCCTTCTAACAGCGAGCCTGAATTCACCCAGGATATTGTCCTGCGTTGGAAGGCGAGCGAGCGTGGTGTGGCTGCGGTCATCGATCCGCGTTACGTCGTCATGGTTAAGAACGCCTAGTCACGTTCTCAACAAGCGAACACGTGCTCCGCGACCTTTGGGTCATGGAGCTTTCTTGGCACTAAATTCACTTGGAGGATAAGCATGACAGTCAAATTTCGCAAATCCCTGGGTCGTGAAGGTGTCGTCACAAAGGACGAGAGTCCGATCGATCCGACTCGACCGATGTTGGCTCGCGAGCGGTTCGGTGACGCTTGCATTCTGGTGGAATTGCCTGGTGCGCCCAAGGCCGTCGTACCGACCGACTCCGCCTCTCAGGCGTGGACGAAGTATTGCCGCTTGCTCGGCATTCGCGGTACCGACCATACGCCTAAGTTCAAGCCCGGCTCGAATTGTTTAATTAACCCCGCTGGAATCGTCGTCGATCAAAACAATTTCCAACAATTCGCAGACCTCAAGAAGTCGGACTCCAGGGAAGGGAACTGGGAACTTGAGGACGACGACCTCAATGGCACCGTCAAAGAAGTGGAGGTTGAATGAGTACGGTTCGCGATTCCCTGATTGCAGCCCGTGACAATCTCGCAGCCCAGCTTGAAGCGATAACGAAATCTCCGAAACCGACGTATTCAGACAATGGTCAGAGTTACTCCTGGAAAGAGTACCAAGAGTTCCTGATCGAGCGAATCCGGGAGTTGAAATGCGATATCGACAACGAGCAAGACGGCGACGATATTGTCGAAGAGATCTCCCAATACTATCCGTAAGAACGACGTCATGCGAGCTGACATCCAGGACGATCTGAAATATGCCGACAATCTTGAGTCGGGCATTTTCTGGTTCGTCGGTTCTGGTCAAAGTCGGCAGCTCTCAACGTTACTCCGGTCGACGATTAGTGTCCGGGAAGCCGCCGCCTCTGGTGGAGCGTACACTACTCGAGACTCGAAAATCAGCATGCTAAGAAGCGAGTTCGATGAAACTGCTCTGCCAGAGGTAGGCGGTCTAATTGAGATCGAGGACCAAGTCTGGACCGTCTTCGCGATAGATCGGGCTGCACATCGTGGACGTTACACAGCATTCTGCCGGCTTGAGATGGTTCGTGGCGATCTCTCCAGCATTTGTGCAATTCAGATGCCGCGATATACGAAGGACGACGACCTCGTGCAGGTGGCATCCTGGCAGGATGTCTTCAAGCCGGTAGCCTGCAAGATCCAGGAAATCGGCAGCGAGTTAGTTGTGGAGTCTCAACGCAAACGAACGAAGATTACGCATCGAGTCTACACTGCGGCGACCGAAGGCACAACCCAAGCGGGATGGCGGATTCTTGATATCGGAGGTGGAGCCTACGATTATCAAAAGACCGGTATCGTTTACAACATCTTGCGAGTTGCGGGTCGTGGAGTGCTCGGCACGTTGGAAGTCTTCGATGTAGAACTAGCCCGTAAACCGCAAGGAATGTAGATATGTCCGCGATGCTTATGTTGCGCACTGATAAGGCGAAGATGGTGATTCGCTCAGCGGCTCGCCGTGGTGTTGTACGTCTCGCCCAGGAGCTGGTCCGGGATATTCGCAAGGCTATTAATAAGCCGGTCGAGTACCAACGGGTTGGAAAGGGAACGACCTCTGTCATTCGTTCTAAGCCGGGGGAATACCCACGGAAGGAGACCGGCAACTTGCGTAAATCTATCGACTGGTGGGAAGATCCGGACGCGATTGCCGCTGAAGTCGGAGCGAACGTAGATGCCCCGTACTGGAGTGACTTGGAGTACGGCACGGTTAACACGGCCCCACGTCCTTTCGTTCGTCCACGACTCCAGGTCTTACGACGGGAAGCTCCGAAGATCATCGGTAATGAAATTAAGATCAGCCTAGGGGGTTAATCGTGCCGGCTACGAACGTCTTCAACTCGATTGCCACCGCCTGGGCAGGTGACGAGGTTCTTAACGCTCTCGTTGGATCTGACCGCATTAGCAACACGCGGATTGAAGATGCGACGAGCGACGGTACGGACCTGAACGTCCCTTACGTGATCGTTGAACAGATTGACGATACTCGCCTGGGACGTTCTTCACGCGGCGACGAGTGGGTCGAGCAGATTCAAATTACCGTTTACGTCGAAAACTTAGGCCTGGCCCGACGGGTTCAGAAGGAATATCGCCGCGTTTTCGACGCTCCTTATAAGCCGACGATTGATGATGGCCAGTTGATTGATTGGCAGCGTATGTCTGGCGGTCGTGCAGTCGAGGAAGGTGCGATCGGCAAAGCGATGGATACTTATTTTCTCACCAAGCGTACTACAAGGAGCTAACCATGGCAGCTGGCCCTACTCTTTCGGGCACCAACGGGAAGTTCGAGTTCCACCCGTCTGGCGGATC